GTAACAAAACTTCCTACATCTGTAACTGGGCGTTTAGGTATAAACCAGCCACTGGTTTTAAGTAATGGTGGTACGGTATCACAAGGTAATGGAACTGCTTATTTTAATATATTTTACAGAGTCTTAAATGTAGGCTCATCATTTTAATTAAATGGATATTAGAAAAATTTCTATTGGTGCTGATTACAAATCAGGCGCAATGCACTACATTGTAGGGCAAGAAGTGTTAGGGGGTAAATATTGTATTCACCTCATACAACAAGATGTATCTGCAGAATCTTATAAAATTTGGATTGAAAAACAATCTTCTGGTTCAACAGAGGTTTTACTTTGGAAAGAATTTAGAACTACTCTTCCGATATCTTTAGAATATAATATAAATTTTTAATGCGATCACCTCATTATTTTATAGTTACCCCTATTGATGATAGGAGGTATAATAATGTAAAAAAAATAGGAGATATTGATTTTATTACAAGCACCTCTGAAGAAGATCATAAATCTGCTAATAGATTTGCAACTGTTGTTGAACTTCCAATTAATTATAAAGGTGATGTAGAGGTGGGAAACACTATGGTCGTTCATCATAATGTGTTTAAGTTTTACAATGACATGTATGGTAGAAGAAAAAGTGGTAAAAGTTTTTTAAAAGAAAATTTATTTTTAATTGACTACGATCAGTTTTTTTTATATAAAAAAAATGATGAGTGGATTGGACATGATAAATATTGTTTTGTAAAACCATCCGACATCAAAGACTCATACCTTGCTAAGTCAGGAAGTAAAGAGCCTTTAGTTGGTACTATTAAATATATTAATAAAGAATTATTAAATTTAGGCTTAAAGGTGGGAGATGAAATAGTTTTTAAACCTGATAGTGAATATGAATTTATTATAGATGATGAGGTATTATACAGAATGATGACTGATCATATAACACTTAAACTTTAATGGAAACAAAAGAAATCAAATTAGAAATTATAAAAGCTGGCGAAAGAGCAGTAAGACAACTTATCAAAGTTGCAAAAGAAGAAATAATAAAACCAGATCCCGAAGATGAATTAGCCGCTGACAGATTAAAGAATGCTGCCGCTACCAAAAAACTGGCTATATTTGATGCATTTGAAATATTAAAAAGAATTGAAGATGAAAAGTCATTATTAGAAGGAAATGAAATTAAAAAAACAAATACTCCAAAAGGATTTGCGGAATCACGATCCAAGTAAACTTTATGTATTACTTGATGATGTTGTTCCAAAAAATGTATTAGCTCGTAAAAACAAAGCTCATGCATGGCAACCTGGGTATAATGAAAAATATGATATAATAGTAATTTCTAAAGATGGAACAATAGGTGATATTTATTTTATAAATAATTTAAAAATTGCTTTACCATCAACACCAAAGCTAACTTCAAATAAAAAAAAAGAAGATCAGTACTGGCAACCAACTGATTATCCAAAAGAACTAAAAAGAATACAAACCATATTTCAGTGGTATGATGCACCTCCAGTTTTTAAAGATAAATGGATAAATTATATAGAGACAGAGTTTGAAAGAAGAGAAAAAGGACATTGGTTTCTTAACAATGGCACACCCACATATGTAACTGGAACTCACTACATGTATTTACAGTGGACTAAAATTGATGTAGGGTTACCTGATTTTAGAGAAGCTAATAGAATTTTTTATATCTACTGGGAAGCATGTAAGGTTGATAAAAGAAGTTTTGGTATATGCTATTTAAAAATAAGGCGTTCAGGATTTTCTTTTATGAGCTCTTGCGAAGGAGTAAACACAGCTACTTTGTCAAAAGATTCAAGAATAGGAGTGTTATCAAAAACTGGGGCAGATGCAAAAAAAATGTTTACTGACAAGATAGTTCCTATATCCAACAATTATCCTTTCTTTTTCAAACCAATTCAAGATGGTATGGATAAACCTAAAACTGAATTAGCATACCGAGTTCCAGCTTCTAAAATTACTAAGAAAAATATGTATGATCAAGGAGAAGAAGACTTAGAAGGATTGGACACAACTATAGATTGGAAGAACACATCTGACAATAGTTATGATGGTGAAAAGCTACAACTACTAATACATGATGAAAGTGGTAAGTGGGAAAGACCAGAAAATATATTAAATAATTGGAGGGTAACAAAAACTTGTTTAAGGTTAGGAAGTAAAATTATTGGTAAGTGTATGATGGGTTCAACATCAAATGCTTTAGATAAAGGGGGTAATAATTTCAAACAATTATTTTATGACTCAGACACTTCTAAAAGAAATGCAAATGGACAAACTAAAAGTGGCTTGTATAATTTATTTATACCTATGGAATGGAATATGGAAGGGTTTATCGATAGATATGGTAATCCAGTTTTAAATAACCCAGATCAGTATACAAAGGGAATTGATGGAGAAAACATATATCAAGGAGCTATTAATTATTGGGAGAATGAAGTTGAGTCTTTAACTTTAGATCCTGATGCTCTTAATGAATATTACCGACAATTTCCTCGTTCTGAGTCACATGCATTTAGAGATGAAAGTAAACAGTCGTTGTTTAACCTTACCAAAATATATCAACAAATTGATTACAATGACAGCTTGATAATACCACGACATGTAGTGCAAGGAAAGTTTTATTGGAAGGATGGTGTTAAGGATTCTGAAGTCTTATGGAGTCCAGATAAAAGAGGTAGATTTTTTGTATCTTTTCTTCCTAAAAAAGAACAACAAAATAATGTTCTTAAAAAGAATGGAAAGTTTTATCCTGGCAATGAACACTTAGGTTCATTTGGATGTGATTCATATGACATATCAGGTGTAGTTGTCGGTAAGGGTTCTAATGGATCTTTGCATGGTATGACAAAATTTAATATGGATGAGTGGCCAAGCAATGAGTTTTTTTTAGAATATATAGCAAGACCACAGACTGCAGAGATATTTTTTGAAGAAGTGTTGATGGCGTGTGTATTTTATGGTATGCCAATTTTAGTTGAAAACAATAAACCAAGATTATTGTATCATTTTAAAAATAGAGGATACAGACACTTTTCTTTGAATAGACCAGATAAAACATTTAATAAACTTTCTAAAACAGAAAGAGAGCTTGGAGGTATACCTAATTCATCTGAAGATGTAAAACAAGCTCATGCTTCTGCAATAGAATCGTATATTGAAAAATATATAGGCTACGATATGGAGGGTGTATTTAGAGAAAAAGGAGATGTAGGCACAATGTATTTTCAAAGAACATTAGAAGATTGGGCAAGATTTGATATTAACAATCGAACTAAGTTTGATGCATCTATAAGTAGTGGTTTGGCTGTAATGGCAAATCAAAAGCACTTATATACACCGACTAAAGAAAAGTCGAAAATTAGCATTAACTTTGCAAGATATAGTAATAAAAGTACAGTAAGTCAATTACTTAATAAATGAAGCAGGTAAATATAGACATTAAGGCTGCAGCTTTTCCAGATCAATTTGTATCAGATTCAGAAAAAAGCACTATGGAGTATGGATTGCAGATAGGACAAGCAATCCAGTACGAGTGGTTTAGAAGAGACAATGGATCTTGTAGGTTTTACAGTCAGTGGTCTGAGTTTAATAAACTTAGACTTTATGCTCGTGGAGAACAGTCGGTTGCTAAATATAAAAATGAATTAGCAGTTGATGGTGATTTATCATATCTTAATTTAGATTGGACACCAGTTCCAATCATTCCTAAATTTATAGACATTGTTGTAAATGGAATGTCAGATAGGCTTTTCAAGGTAAAAGCTTATGCTCAAGACGCATTATCTGCAGAAAAAAGAACACAGTTTCAAGAAATGGTTGAGGCGGATATGGTTGCAAAACCAATATTAAGTCAAATGTCAAGAGATTTTGATATTGATGTATTTAATGTTCCAGAAGAAGAACTGCCTGAAAGCTCAGAAGAATTAGAGCTTTTTATGAATTTAAAATATAAACCAGCTATTGAAATAGCTTGTGAAGAGGCTATTAATACACTACTTGATGAAAACCATTATACAGAGGTTAGAAAAAGAGTTGATTATGATATCGCAACTTTAGGTATAGGAATATGTAAGCACAATTTTTTATTAGGACAAGGGGTTACAGTTGAATATGTTGATCCAGTTAATGTAGTATATAGCTACACAGAAGATCCTTATTTTAAGGATTGTTTTTACTGGGGTGAAATAAAAACTGTACCAATGACTGAGCTTATAAAAATAGATCCATCATTAACAAATGAGGATTTAGCTGAAATTTCTAAGTATAGCCAATCTTGGTATAACTATTACAATACCGCACAAATTTATGAAAACAGTATGTTTTATAGGGATACAGCGACATTGTTGTATTTTAATTATAAAACTACAAATTCATTTGTATACAAGAAAAAAAGATTAGCTGATGGTACTTTTAAAACTGTAGCGAAAGATTCTGCTTTTGATCCCCCACAAGAAATGCAAGAAGAGGGTAACTTCGAAAGAGTGGAGAAAAAAATTGATGTTTGGTATGAAGGCGTAATGGTGATGGGTACTAACATTATATTGCAATGGAACTTAATGGAAAACATGGTTAGGCCAAAGTCGGCTAATCAATTTGCTTTTCCTAATTATGTAGCATGTGCTCCAAGAAGTTATAAAGGTATAATGGAATCTTTGTGTAAAAGAATGATTCCTTTTGCAGACTTAATACAAGTAACACATTTAAAAATCCAACAAGTAGTTTCAAGAGTTGTTCCTGATGGTGTGTTTATAGATGCAGATGGATTAAATGAAGTTGATTTAGGAACTGGTAATGCATATAACCCTGAAGACGCACTTCGACTATATTTTCAAACTGGTAGTGTTGTTGGTAGAAGTTACACTGGTGATGGAGAGTTTAATAATGCAAGAGTACCAATTCAACAATTAACAACTAATAGTGGATCAAGTAAACTTCAAATGTTAATTGGTAACTACAATCATTATTTAGACATGATACGTACAGTTACTGGATTAAATGAAGCAAGAGATGGTTCTACCCCAGATCCTAATTCTTTAGTTGGTGTTCAAAAACTTGCTGCATTAAATTCCAACGTAGCCACAAGACATATATTAGATGGAAGTTTATTTATCACAAGAACCCTTGCTGAATGTTTAGCTATACGTACAGCTGATGTTTTAAAATATGCAGATTTTGCTGATGAATTTGCTATGCAGATAGGTAAATTTAATACCGCTATTTTAGAAGATATAAAAGAACTATACATTTATGATTTCGGTGTATTTATTGAACTTGCTCCAGATGAAGAGCAAAAAGCTATGTTAGAACAAAATATACAAATGGCTTTATCTAAACAAGACATAAACTTAGAAGATGCTATTGACATTAGGGAAATACATAATATTAAGATGGCCAACCAACTTCTTAAGTTAAAAAGAAAGAAGAAACAAGAGGCAGAACAGCAACAACAAATGCAAATGCAACAAATGCAGGCTCAGCAACAAATGGAGATAACTCAAATGAAAGCCCAGGCTGAGCAACAAAAAGTGGCTATGGAAACTGAAAGTAAAATGGCTTTAGAAAAAGCTAAAGCACAGTATGAAGTTCAAAAGTTAACTGCAGAGAAAGAACTTAAATTAGCACTGATGGCTGAAGAGTTTGCGTACAACATGCAACTTAAAGGTATGGAGCAATCTCAAATAGATGCAAGAGAAAAAGAGAAGGAAGAGGGCAAGTCTAAAAGAATTAGCCAACAGTCAACACAAACCTCAAAAATGATTGAGCAAAAGAAAAAGGATTTACCTGCTATTGATTTTGAATCAAACGAAGATAGTTTAGATGGCTTCGATTTAGCAGAATTTGATCCAAGATAATGTTTGAAAAATTTTCTATAAATAAACACAAGTATTTAAAGTTTCCTAAAAGTGGCTCAATGAGACAACTTCAAGAAATTATTAGTCTTAATGATATACCACTGAATGAAACCTATGCTTCTCAACACGATAATTTGCATGAGGTTTTTGAAAATATATTTTATAAAAGAAGATTAGAGTATCCTTATAGTTTAGTAGAAGAATTAATTGGTAAATCGAAACCAGTAATTTTAGAGCTTAAAAACTATCATGATAGAGAAAGACCTAATGTTGGTGCTAAAAGATGGGGTATTAAGTTAAAGTATTTTCACATGGATAGTGCTCAAACCCCAGCCTTTCCTTCAGGGCATAGTGCACAAGCTAAGTTAGTAGCTAATGTTTTGTCAGATATGTATCCTATGCATACTGCAGAACTTCAACAAGCGGCAGAAAACATTTCAAATAGCAGATTAGTAAGTAGAGTACACTATAAATCTGATACAGAAGCGGGTAAAAAATTAGGTGATGACTTGTATAATCATTACAAAAAAGTGCCTAAAAATTAAATAAATAAATGTATAACTTTGTAAAAACTAAAATTTAAATCTAATGGAAATAAAAGTAAGAGCTGTAGAAGGCAGCGGTAATAAATCAAAAGCTGAAATAGAAGAGCAACTTCTAAAAAAGCACGAAGAAGAAACCAACCCCCAAGAGGTTGAGAAAACAGAAGTGGTTGAACAAGCTGTTGTAACAGAAGAAACCACTGAAACAGAACAGAATGAGGTTGAGCCTCAAAATGAAACAACTCCCTCATCAGAGTTAAATGATGAAGATGTTCTTTCTTATTTGAAGAATAGATATAACAAAGATATTGATTCGGTTGATGATCTTTTCGCAGAAAAAGAAGCAAATGATCCATTACCTGAAGATGTATCTGCGTATTTAAAGTACAAGCAAGAAACTGGACGTGGCATAAATGATTTCTATAATTTACAAAGAGATTATGATGCTATGGAAGATGATGCTGTACTTGCTGACTATATTGCTACCCAAGAAGAAGGGTTAGATGCAATAGATATTCAAGATATCATGGAGGATAAATTTAGCTTCGATGAGGAGCTTGATGATCCAAAAGATATCAAGAAAAAAAAGTTGGCAAAAAAACGAGAACTTGCGAAAGCAAAAAAGTTTTTTAACGAACAAAAAGATAAATATAAAATCCCTCTTGAGTCAAGTGGGGGTGGATTATCTGAAGATCAAGAAAAACAACTTAATGCTTACCGAAAGGCTCTTGAAGAATCTAAAACTGTAGAAGAGGCAAATAAGAAAAAGTATGACTATTTCCAAGAAAAAACCAAAGAGGTTTTTTCCGATGAGTTCAAAGGTTTTGAGTTCAGCGTAGGAGAAAAGGATATTACTTTTAAGCCAGGAACTAAAGAAGAACTTTATAATGTTCAAAAAGATTTTTCAAACTTTAGAAAAAAGTTTTTAAATGAAGATGGACTGTTAAAGGATGCTAATGCTTATCATAAAGCGTTGGCAGTAGCTTTAAATCCTGATAGGTTTGCAAAACACTTTTACGATTTAGGAGTTTCTCAAGCTGTAGAAAATGTTTCTAAAAAATCTAAAAACATTAATATGGACATTAGAAAAGCTCCAAGATTGGTAACAAAAGATGGTCTTAAAATAAGATCAGTACAAAGTGATAACTCAAGCAGTGGTAGAGGACTCAAAATTAGAAGTATTAAAAAAATGTAAAACAATTTAAAAATTTGAATTATGAGTGTAAATGTAACTCCTGGTTTTGATTTGCAACCAAGTAGCCAACAAGTACCGTTGTCTACAAATTATATTACAGACTTTAATTTCTTGAATCAGTATCTACCTGATACTTATGAAAAAGAGTTTGAAAGATATGGCAATCGATCTGTTGCTTCTTTCCTTAGAATGGTAGGAGCAGAAATGCCTTCTAACTCTGACCTTATCAAATGGGCAGAGCAAGGAAGACTACATGTTAAATATCAATCTTGTACTTCTGCAGCAGTAGTAGGTGCGGATGAAGGTGTATGGACTATTCCTAACAACCTTACTAACTTTAACCCTGCATTAGCTGGTACTCCAAATACTGCAGCGTTAAGACAAGGACAAACAGTTGTTATTTCTGACAGAACTCCTGGTTCTAACCTTACAAACAAAGGTATCATTAAAACAGCTCCAACAGCAGTTAACCCTAACCAAGTAACTATTGCTTACTATGAGGGTGCTGGACAAGCAATGGCTAACGCGGTAGCTTGTGATATTTTCGTATATGGTTCAGAATTTAACAAGGGAACTGAAGGAATGGTAGGTTCATTAGAAGCTGATGACTTCATTTTCGATAACAAGCCAATTATTATCAAAGACAAATACTCAGTATCTGGTTCTGATATGGCTCAAATTGGATGGATTGAAGTTACAACTGAAAATGGAGCAAGTGGATACTTATGGTATCTTAAGTCTGAGCATGAAACAAGATTAAGATTTGAAGACTATTTAGAAACTGCAATGATTGAAGCA